GTTTATATGTTAAATAATACTATTGTCGAATTGTTTAATTAACTTCCTAAAAATAGATTTGAGCGCTCAGTAATGGGCGCTTATTTCTATGTATGAAAGGATTTTCAATGGCCTGCAATAATCCACGCTATGCCAATGGCAACCTAAGAAGAAAACACCGGGCCCGCCTGAAAGCAATGGGCTGCGAATGTGGTATATGCAAAGGCAGGTTAGGCCCGATTCATTACAACGAACCAAGCGGCCCGAAATATCCTTTATCATTCGTTGTTGATGAAATTAAACCTATTTCTTTATGGAAACAATTCGGTTATTCAAGTGCGCGGGAGGCTGCCGAAGATTGGAATAATTTACAGCCGGCCCATTATATATGTAATAACTTGAAATCAAACAAAACTAACTACGACTTATCAAAGCCCGCCACTGTTTGCCGCAGGCCAAGCGTTAGTGATGGTAAATGGTAAATGGATATAGGGGAGGGTGCCCCCGGCGCCCGCTGTGGCTTCTCCCAACAGGCCCAGCGTCAATTTACCCCCGAAGGAAGCATATTTTTTCAAGGGTGGTTGGAAAGGAAGTATTTTGGCTGAATTAAATCAATTTGAATGGGTGGCTGTTGGTGATCTGAGGCCATACGAAAACAATTCAAAAAGGCATCCTGAAAAGCAAATAACGCAGCTTCAAAAATCAATAGAGGAATTTGGCTTCATATCGCCATTGCTGATTGATAATGATAATAGGGTTATAGCGGGCCACGGGCGCTTAGAAGCGGCGAAGGGCTTGCGTATGGACAATGTTCCTTGTGTACGTGTGGAAGGCTTGACAGAGGAACAGCGCCGGGCCTACATAATCGCGGACAATCGCATTTCGGAACTTGGTTCCTGGGATAAAGATATGGTTGCGGCTGAATTATCAACGCTTGATATTCTTGATTTTGATATTAGTTTGGCCGGATTCGACGAAAGTATTCTTGATAGTTTGAATATGGGAATAGAACTTCCGTATGGCGCAGAACGTGAACGCACAACAAGCGCATACAATATGGAACTTCAGGAAGAATTTAAAAACACAAACGACTTTTGGCAAATGCCTGTTATTTCAAAAACGGACTTTGTTCCATCAAAGTTGATTGGCTTTAATTATGCGAAGTCAAGCAAGGAAAAGCAAACAGGAATACATTTTTTTATTGACGATTATCAATTTGAAAGAGTGTGGAACGATCCTGAGAAATACATTGATGTTCTAAAAGAATATGAGTGTATTCTATCGCCTGATTTTTCGCTTTACTTAGATATGGCAACGCCGTTGAAAATATGGAATATATACCGAAGTCGTTTCATTGGTGCTTTTTATCAAAGCAAGGGCATTGAAGTTATTCCGACAGTTTCGTGGGCCGGAGAAGAAACCTTTGATTTTTGTTTTGAAGGAATCGAAGAAGGCGGAACAGTGGCAGTTTCAACCATTGGTGTAAAGCAAAGCGAACCCGCCTTTGAAATATGGCGGAATGGTATGAATGCAATGATTGAGCGCATAAAGCCGCAGACAATCTTAGTTTATGGCGGAGCGCTTGATTTTGATTATGGAGATATAAAAGTTATTTATTATGACAATCAGGTATTGAAGGCCTGGAAGGAGAAAAGCAATGATAAAGATTAACCTTCAGTTTTTCGGAGGTCGCGGCGCAAGCTCAGATGGTCCCAGTTTAGGCGGCGGAGGCGGAGGCAACGTAAATATAGTTGACGAACAGAATGTTTGGTCTTATAGACATAATCCTAACAATGAAGATTATGTTGATGCTATTAACGAAGGTGTAAGAAAGATTGACGAAGATTTCCCTGGCGTAATGGCTGATACAGTTACTTCAGTAAATGCGACAACATTCGGCGGATCAGATAAAACGAATACACTTGGCGTATATAGCCCAAGTGATAAATCAGTGGGAATCAATACCAATTATACAAACATTGAAAAAATGAATGCCGTATATGATGCCGCAGTAGATAAGAAGTATCACCCCAGCAGAGGAAACTTAACAGGAACCGAAGCTGTTGCACTACACGAAATGGGCCACGCTTTGACTGATAATCTTGCTTCAAAGATGGGCGAAAAATCACTTGATTCGGCAGCAAAGAAAATTGTTGATAAAGCATATAAAACATCAAAAGGCAAGGGCGGCACACTTGCGTGGGCTAAGACAATTTCAGGTTATGCAGCAGATAGTAATGCAGAATGTATTGCAGAAGCGGTTTCAGATTGGTATTGTAATGGTAACAAGGCAAGTAGTGCAAGTAAGGCCATTATTACAGAAATGAAGCGAATTAATAGCTTATAAGAAAGGAAGTGGACACTATGAAGAAGTCAGTAGGTTATAAGGAGCCCAAAAGTTACTTCAATGCAGATATGCTGAAGGCAGCAAAAGAATTTGATAAGAAGCAGGCTGCAAAGGCAAAGGAAGCGTCAAAGACAAGCACCAAGAAGAAGTAAGGCGATGTTATGAGCGATGAAAAGGCAAGAAATGAAATTGAAAGAATTACAGACTTGCTTAATGAATGCGGTGTAAGTGAAAGACGTATTCGTATGCTGGAGCCGGTTATTGAAAATACTGCGTGGATGAAAGCAAAGCTGGATGAATCGAGGCAGTTGGTACAGCAATCCGCAATAGTTATTTCATACGACAATGGCGGAGGCCAAAAGGGATTAAGAGAAAATCCTATTTTCAAAGGGTATGAAGCATTATTCAAATCGTATATGAATGGAATGGATAGGATTTTGAATGCGCTTCCCAGTGAGGAAGCAAAGGCGGCAGTGGTTGAGGAATTAAAGCCACAATCAATGCTGGATGTTGTGAGGAATAGAAGAAAGGCAACGTGATGATTGGAAGTCAGGAGCCAAGATTAAAGATTGAGCCGCACAGAGCATCTTCGGATGGTTCTGATGCGGCTTTACTTATGGGCGAATATGGGTGCCAATTAGATAAATGGCAGCAGGTTGTAATTGATTGTTGGTTAGGCCGTGACGAAACTGGAAAATACAACGTTACATCCGCGGGATTGTCGCTGCCAAGACAGAATGGTAAAAATGTGTGCCTGGAAGCACGTGAATTTTTTGGCCTTGTAATTAATGGTGAAAAAATACTTCACACTGCACACCAAGTACGTACTTCAAAAAAATCATTCAGAAGATTGGCAGCGATGTTTACTGATAAGAAGCATCCTGAAATTACAGATATTGTAAAAACAATAAGATATACAAACGGCGAAGAATGTATTGAATTGGACAATGGCGGAGTGATTGAATTTTCCGCACGTTCAAGACAGGCCGCGCGAGGATTTGATGGAATATCTGTTGTTGTTTATGACGAAGCACAGGAATTAACAGACGATCAGGTGGAAGCAATAATGGCTACACTTTCAGCTTCGTCAACCGGCACAAGACAAATTATATATACAGGAACACCACCATATCCGAATTGTCCTGGAGAAGTATTCCGCAGACGAAGAACAGTTTGCACGACAGATCCGGGAAAACACGATTGTTGGCACGAATGGAGTGTTGCAGCCGATGATGTAACAAAGATAAACGCAGAAGATTCTTCTTTGTGGTATATGACAAATCCAGCTTTAGGAATAAGACTGGATGAAGAATTTACAGCAGAAGAATTTCGCTCAATGAGCAAGGATGGATTTTGTCGTGAGCGACTTGGATGGTGGAGCCCGATAATTGCAGAGCAGGTTGATTATGCAATTAATAAAACAGAATGGGAGCGTTGCGCAAGTGAGCAAGAGAAACCCGAAGGCAAGACCGCTTATGGGATAAAATTTACATTGGATGGTGGCGAAGTTTGCTTGTGCGGCGCTGTTATTGATTCTGAAGGAATAGCGCGAATATCGCTTATTGAGCGCAAGCCTACATCCCTGGGTACACGTTGGTTATCCGATTGGCTGAATGCCCGATGTTCAAAGGCTTGTTGCGTTGTTATAGATGGAAGAAACGGCACTGATTTACTGATTGACCGCATTGCAGAAGTATGGCGATATAAGGGCTCAGTAATAAGACCGAATGCAAAGGATATTATTGCAGCAGCTTCGGTTTTAATAGATGCCGTAAATGAAAACAAAATAACTTGGTATAAATTGCAGGATGATTTGAATAATTCAGCAATTACATCAACAAAGCGGCCTATTAGTGGAGGCTTTGGATTTGGTGGAGAAAATAGCGCACCAATAGAGGCGGCAGCTTTAGCATTATGGGGCGTGAAGAACAGCAAACGCGATCCAAGTAAAAAAATGAGGATAGGTTGATATGAATTTAAGTATTCAAAATGTGAAAGGACTGGGAGCAGAAGAAGCAGTAAAACTTCAGGAATTAGTTACCATTTTTGAAAATCACGTTGGAAAAAACGAAGTAAAAGAAAGGTATTATGAAGGCTTTATAGGGCTTAATGAAGTGAACTTAGGCATTGCATTGCCTAATGGCATTAGCGGCCTTAAAATCGGCTGTGAGTGGGGCAAAAAGACAGTTGATGTGCTTGCTTCACGCTCAATGTTTGATGGTTTCGTTTCAACAGCCGGATTGGAAGCGGAAAAACTTGTAAAATTCATTGAAGATAATAATTTCTTCGCTCAGTATAACAAAGCAGTAAAAGACGAACTGAAATTCGGATGCACATTCGCAACATTATCTTCAGATGGCAATGGCGGATGTAAAACACGTTTCCATTCGGCAAGAACTGCGGCAGCATTATGGAATGGAGAAAAGCAGCGCATTGATTGTGGATTTGCAATTATTGATTCTGTTCCTGATGAAAGTGAGGAAGGCACTTGGATTCCATCACATATCAATTTCTATACTGATACAGATATATGGGAAATCATAAGAAATGGTGACGAATGGAATGCAACCGCATATCCGCATAAAATGGGAAGGCCCTTAATGGAGCCGATGGTGTGGTGCCCCGATTCAGATAAGCCCTTCGGAACTTCACGAATTAATTATCCTATTCGTGCTTTGATTGATGGTTATATTCGCACCATTGCCAATGCTTCAATCGCGCTTGAATTTGATACCGCGCCGCAGAAGTATTTGCTTGGTTTAACCGATGAACAATACGATGCAGTTATCAATAATAAATTCAAGCAGTATGTTGGAAATATTCTTGCTTCAACAACCAATCCCGAAACAGGTGAAAAGCCTACATTCGGACAGTTGCAGCAAGGTAATTTACAGCCACACGTAGAAATGATACGCATTCTTGCAACGCAGTTTAGTGCTGCCACTGGATTGACTGTTACTGATACCGGCGTTGTTAATGACGCTAATCCGACGTCAAGCGAAGCAATAATTGCGCAGTCGCAAACATTGATATGCCTTGCAGAGCAGCTTAATCGCTCAAATGGCGATTCTTTGAAGGTTATCGCACAGATGGCACAGGCAATAATGGATAATGTTTCATTGGATGAATTAAGTGATGAAGAAATAAACATTGTTGCACACTTCAAAAATCCTGCAATGCCCAGTGTTAGCGTTACAGCAGATGCAGCAATGAAGATTGCAAGCGCACGTGAGGGATTTGCCGGAACTGATACATTCTTGGAAATGATTGGCTTTAGTCAGGCCGATATTCGCAGAATTAAAGGTCAGGAATCACTTGCACGCGGGCGCCAAACATTAGAGGTTATTGAAGGTTAATGGAAATTGCAAAAAATGCCTGGGATGAATACGCGGCACGACAAGAATTAATAAGAAAACGTGCCGCCGAAGTAATGCAAAAATGGATAGACGCAAACGGAATTGGTGACAGGGATGCAATGATACAATTTGCCAATGTTCTTGCAAAGCAAGGCGGAGAAGCAGCCGGAGCCGCAGCGTGTGAAATGTATGATGCGATAGCAGCAGCGCAGCAGGCCAATGTTGTTTCAGCACTGCCAGCAGAAACGGCTACATACAACGAAGTCGCAAAGGCAGTCAATGGTTCATTGAAGCAGTCTGATATGGGAAATCTTGTTGTTTCCACTGTTGAACGATTAGTAAAGCAGTGCGCAGCAGATACAATGATACAGAATGCGGCCCGTGACAGTGCTGAGTTTGCCTGGATTCCTGATGGTGGCGCGTGTGCGTTTTGCATAGCATTATCATCACGTGGATGGCAAGAAGCAGGCCGCGATTTGCTTGATTCGCACGCAGAACACATTCACGCAAATTGTAATTGCGAATTTGCTATTCGCTTTAATAAACGAATGAATGTGCAGGGTTATAATCCCGATGCACTTTATCAAGAGTATATGGATTCCGCAAGCGGAAATTCAAAAGACAAAATCAATGCTATGCGTCGTGAACAATATCAACAGAATAAATCGAAGATAAGTGAACAACGCAAAATGCTATATCAATCACAAAAGTAAAAGAGGCTGAAAGGCCTTTTTTTATTTGGCAACACGTGCCTAAAACGTGGAAAAATACTTTAACCATAGAAAGGAAAAAACAATGGAAAATACTGTTATTGAAGGACAGGAAACAAACGGAACTGAGGCCGCATCTCAGGAGCGCACTTTTACACAGTCAGAACTTAATGCAATCATTGAAGGAAGATTGAAGAAGGAAAGCGCAAAGTATTCTGATTATGAAGCAATGAAGGAAAAGGCTTTGAAGTTTGACGAAATGGAAGAAGCCAAGAAAACAGAACTTCAGAAGGCTAATGAGCGTGTCGATTCACTTCAGAAGCAGATTGATGAAATGACAAAGGCAAACGAAATTACCGCGATCAGAAACAAAATTGCAAAGGAAACAGGAGTGCCAGCAGAATTATTGACTGGTGCCGATGAAGAAACTTGCAAAACCCAGGCTGAAGCAATTATCAAATTTGCAAAGCCCGGTTCATATCCCAAAGTAAAAGATGGCGGCGAAGCAATCGCGCCTACACACAAGCAGACACCCGAACAGCAATTTGCTGATTGGTTCAATGCTTCACTAAACAATTAAGGAGAACAAAACAATGGCAGGAATTGATGTTAATACCACCACTATCACACTTCCCAAGGAAGTATCAGACACTATTATTAAGAAGGTTCAGGAAGATTCAGCAGTAATGCGACTTGCTTCTTCAATGACACTTCCCGGACTTGGAGCAACCATCCCTGTAATCACTGGTGATCCCGAAGCAGACTGGGTTGCAGAAACCGACAACAAGCCCGTATCACGCCCCGGTCTTTCAACCAAGACTATGCAGGCATACACCCTTGCAGTTATCGTACCTTTTTCAAATCAGTTTAAGGATAATATGCCCGAACTTTACAAGGCAATCGTTGACAGACTTCCCAAGGCACTTGCAAAGAAGTTTGATAGCACTGTATTCCACGGAACTGCACCCGGTTCAAATTTTGATACCTTCGCTTCTTGTACCGCACAGTCATTCGGCACTGATGCTTATGCAGCACTTGTTGCAGCAGATGCAGATATTGCAGCCCACGATGGTATTGCCAATGGATTTGTAATCTCACCCCAGGGCAAGAGCGCACTTCTTGGTGCAGTAGATGGCAATGGCAGACCTCTTTTCATCAACAGCGTTGCCGAAGGTGCTATCCCTATGATTCTTGGTGAACCCACCAAGCAGAGCAAGGCAGCATATAAGTCAGTTTCAGGCGACAATGATGTTCTTGGTGTTGCAGGCGATTGGACTCAGGCAATCTATGGCGTTGCAAAGAATATCAATCTCTCAGTATCAGACCAGGCTACACTTACCGATGGCAACACTCAGATCAACCTTTGGCAGCGTAATATGTTCGCTGTACGTGCTGAAATCGAAGTTGGTTTCGTTGCAGATACCGCTTGCTTCAACCTTCTTACCGAGTAATTGCGTATGGGCCGCGTTGAATTTATCAACAAGCATACCGGCGGCGTAATGTGGGTTGACGAATCGCGCATTGCAGAATATGAGGCTTTGGGACATTCCAAGGCCTCTGTTGTTATTGCGGAGGTAGAAGCCAAGGAAATAACGCCGGATATGGCAGTAAAAAAGGAAAGCAAACGCAAGAAAAGGAGTGTGTAAAGATGGCATACGCAACAGTATCGGATGTTCAATTAAGAATTAATTTTGAATTATCCACAGACCAATCAACAATATGTTCAACACTTTTGGATGATGCTGCTGCTATAATCGACACTTACAACGAAGATGCGGAAACAGCAAATAAAAAGATAGTTAGTTGCAGAATGGTTATTCGTGCGCTTGGTAATGGTGCAGATTCGGGAATGCCTGTTGGAGCCACACAAGGCACAATAAGCGCGCTTGGATATTCGCAGACATTCACATATAGTGCAGGAGCCGTTGGCGAATTATATCTTTCAAAACTGGATAAGCAGCTTCTTGGCGTTGGCAGCAAGATTGGAAGCTATTCGCCAGTTATGGAATTAGTAGGAGAAGAAGAATGATAAAAGGTGAAACAGTTAAGTTAGTGCAAACTACACAGACTGGCACTGATCCATTCGGAAATCCCACTTATTCGGAAACGGAAATTGAGGTTGAAAATGTAATAATTGGAACACCAAGCACAAATGAAATAGTGAATGACCTTCAGTTGTATGGGAAAGCACTTTTGTTTGTGTTAGGTATTCCAAAAGGTGACACACACGATTGGCAGGATAAAACTGTAATAATTCGCGGTTCCCGCTTTTCAACCTATGGTTTCCCTTTGGTTCAGACAGCAGCGAATGTTCCGGGGAACTGGAATGCGCAAGTTAAGGTGGCTAAGTATGGCGGATAATTTCAAGGTGACAAAGGTTAAATTGAAGAAATCAGGAGTTATTAAATTGCTGAAAAGCCAAGAAATAATGGATGAACTTCAAAAGGTTGGTTCGCAGCACTTTGAAGAAATTGATTCAACCTTTGTTGGATTTGATAGATGCCACGTAGTTTGCAAGGAGAACAAGAATGATTGAAGCAATCGTATATAGTTATTTGAAAACACAGTTTACTGATGTTGAAATTGGTTTTGAAATACCGGCAAATCATTCTGAAACGTTTATAACCATTCAGAAAATTGCAAGTGGTATTGATAACCATATAAATGCTATTACATTGGAATTTCATTGCTATGCGCCAAGCAAATATAAGGCCGCAGCACTTGATGAAGAATTAAAGACTGCAATGCTAAACATTGTAACGCTTGGTTCAGTATCGGCGTGCAAGTATGGCGGCGGAAACGATTCGCCTGATACCAATGTAAAAGCATACAGATACCGCAGTTATTACAATTTATTTTATTAAAGGAGAAACAAAAAATGGCAAATACAGCAGCTAATGTTTCAACAGGCAAGCCTAAAGTTGGTGGTGCAATCTATTGGGCGCCAATCGGTTCTACACTTCCCACAGATTCAACCACTGCACTTGATAACGCATTTAAGTGCTTAGGTTTTGCAAGTGAAGATGGACTTACAAACGACAACGCACCCAGCAGCGACAAAGTAAAGGCTTGGGGCGGAAATACTGTATTAAATATGCAGACCGACAGACCTGATACCTTTGGTGTAACACTTATTGAGGCATTGAATGAGGATGTTCTCAAAACTATTTATGGATCAAGTAATGTTACATCATCATCAGGCGCAATCACTGTAAAAGCAACCGCAGACGATATGCCGCGCGGCGCTTGGGTGTTTGAAATCATTCTGAAGGGCAACAAGGCAAAGAGAATTGTTATCCCGGATGGAAGCATTTCAGACCTTGGAACCATTAATTACAAGGATTCTGAAGCAATCGGATATGATATTACAATCACTGCTGTTCCTGATACAGATGGTGTATATCATTACGAATATATCGCCTAAATTAAGGCAGAAAGTAGGGTTATATGATTAATGTAAAATTAGAAGATGGTTTTGAAATTTCAGTTGACGAAAAAATGCTTTCCGATTGGGATTTTACTGAGGCGTTGGTCAAGACACAGAAAGGGTTGGACTATGAAAAGCTGGAGGCAGCACACGCAATGGTAAATATGCTGGTTGGCAAGGATTATCCTAAACTGAGAGAGCATATCGCAAGCAAGAATGATGGTTATGTTCCGTCAGATAAGGTTATGGAGGCAGTTGCCGACATACTGAAGTCAATGAAACAATCAAAAAACTAATGTTCCTTGCATTTTGCATTGCAGAATGTGAGGATGAATTGATTTGTGACCTTGCTGAAGTATATCACGTGTTCAATTATAAAGGGCTGCTGCCGAATATGGTGGCGGCCTTTTGTTTTGGACTAAAAGACGATTCAAGGGTAAAAATGTATATTTCAAAGCAAAAATATCCTTTGAATACAATGTTACTTGCGCGCATTGCGGATGAATTATCATTTATATCTTGGACAAAGACAGTCGATGGACAGAAGAACAGAAATAGACCGAAATCCATCATTGATAGTTTATTAAATGCGCAGCAGGAAAAGGAAGTAGAAAATAATTGCTACACTTCAGGCGAAGAATTTCTTGAAGCGTGGCGTCAAATTACGGAGGGCACATAAATGGCTGAAAACACAATCGCAACAGCCTATGTCCAGTTGATTGCTTCCGCAGATGGAATGAAGCAGAATATTTCCGAAGAATTAGGTGCAGCCGGAGAAAGTGGCGCAAGCACATTTAGTAATTCATTCGGAACTGCAATGGCCGGTATTGGTAAAGTGTCGGGTGTTATTGCTGCTGCTGCGGCAACAGGTATTGCAGCTTTAACTTCCCAGGCAGTGCAAAGTTATTCTGAATATGAGCAGTTGGTTGGTGGTGTTGAAACATTATTTGGCGACGCCCAGCAAACTGTATTAGAAAATGCTTCGCAGGCTTGGGCAACAGCAGGAATGTCAATGAATGGCTATATGGAAAGTATAACAGCATTCGCGGCATCCTTAAAGCAATCAACCGAATCAGAACAGCAGGCCGCAGAATATGCAAATATGGCAATCATTGATATGTCCGATAATGCCAATAAAATGGGCACATCAATGGAATCCATTCAAAACGCTTATCAGGGCTTTGCTAAGCAAAACTACACAATGCTTGACAATCTGAAGTTAGGATATGGCGGAACCAAGACAGAAATGGAACGCTTGTTGTCCGATGCTTCAGCAATCAGTGGTGTTGAATATAATATTGAAAATTTGGCTGATGTGTTTGAGGCAATACACGTTGTTCAGACTGAATTAGGTATTACGGGAACCACTTCGGTTGAAGCGGCGAACACCATCACTGGATCATTGTCATCGGTTAAGGCCGCTTGGCAAAATGTCATTACCGGCATTGCAGACGAAAATGCAGATTTTGGTGGGCAGTTGGATAATTTCACACAATCTTTGACAGCATTCGCTTCCAATATGCTTCCACGAATCGCAACAGCATTGTCCGGCGTCGGAAAACTTGTATCAAGTATTGCGCCGATAATCATTGAGCAGCTTCCACCATTGCTTGAAGAAATGTTGCCGATTTTCATTGAATCATTTAGCAGTCTTATTTCTTCAGTTGCGGATGTTCTTCCCAGTTTACTCACAACCATAATTTCGGCAGTCGGGGCCGCCTTGCCAAGTGTGGCAGACGCCGTGTTAAAGAGCATCGCAAAATTGCTTAAATCAATAGGACAGTCTTTGCCTACTATAATTCCTGAATTGGTATCGGCAATCGTTGAAACTTTGATTGTTGTACTTGATAACCTTCCATTGATTTTAGATGCGGCTTTAGTTTTAATCCAAGGACTGGCAGATGGAATAATTGCCGCCCTTCCTGTTTTGATTGATGCCCTTCCTGTTATCATCGAAGGAATCGTTTCATTCTTGGCACAATCTACCACTGCAATTTTACAGGCCGCTACAATGCTGCTTATGGCGCTTTGTGATGCCATTCCTTTGATTATCACGGAACTTGTAAAGGTTATGCCTGATATTATTATGGCAATGATAAAGGTATTTCAGGAGAATGGGCCGGAAATGCTTGTTGCGTGTGTAGAATTGCTCAGTATGCTTTTGGTTGCAATCCCCGATATTATCGCTTCTTTGTGGGAGGCTGTTCCTGAAGTCATTGAAGCAATAAAGGAGGCATTCAAAGAAGGATGGCCGAAGATTGTTGAAAGCGGAAAAGAAATGGGCCTTGAATTGCTCAGTGGATTCGCCGGATCAAGTGTATTTTCTAATATTAAAGAAAGAGTTTCCGAAGTTGTTTCAGAAATAAAAACAACATTCTCAGGATATTGGGACAGTTTCAAAGATATTGGTAAAAACATAATGAAGGGCCTGATTGATGGAATTAAGTCAATGGTTGACAGTGTTGGCGATGCTGTTACCGGCGTGGCGGAAAATGTTGCAAACGCATTCAAAGATTTCTTCGGAATTGCTTCACCATCTAAGTTGTTTTATTCGTATGGCGAATTTATTGATGAAGGCTTGGCGAATGGTATAAATGCCGGACAAGATGAAGTTACAACAACAATGAATGCGTTGAATGATTCTATTATTTCAGAATTTGACAACGACGCCATTGTAAATACTTCGCGTGGAGCATACGCGGGATCCGGCGTAAATTCTTCAAATCTTATGGATTTACTTGCAACATATCTTCCAATCATCGCAGATGGAAAGAATGTGAACGTTTCGCTTGAAGGCGATGCAAAGGGAATATTCAATCTTGTGCGTGATGAAAACAGAAGTTATATCAAATCAACCGGCGCAAGCGCATTTATGTATTAAAGGAGGCTTTATGGCAGTTTTTACGATTGGCAGCACAGATTTTAGCGGCCATACGATTGCAGGAACGTATTCAGTTTCAAAGCGGCCTGTTTACGCTTCGTGGACTGATGGAAACGGAAGTAAACATCAAAGATTAAAGCGCTATAAAATGCAGGGCAGTTTCAGTATGTTCTTTAGAACAATGGAAGAATATCAAGCGTTTATTACTGCTATTGAGGATTCCAAAACTGAGAATGCAAATTCTTATGTTACGGCAACGCTTAAAGATAATATATCCAATGAAGATTGTACTGGATATTATTACTTGGATTTTTCGCCGGTAAGGAACCGCGACGCAGGATGGGCCGATTATATTGAAGCATTTACTGTAAATGTGGAGGAATACTGATGCGCACAGAAATAACCGAAAATGATAAGAAAATATGGATTTCGGATATTTCATACAAAGAATACAAAGTAATTATCGGAAGTGGTGAAAGTGAAAGAACCTTCCTGAATGATGAAATTAAGGAAGAAAGCATTGAGATTTCTGAAATAATGGAAGATTCTTCACAATTAACCTTCAGTGGATGTAAGTCGAAGAAATTGAAAGTCGTTGTTGCGTATGTAGGCGATGATTTAATCGGGCAGCCAATTTCCGTTTCAGCGAAGGCATCCATTGGCGACGAAACCACTGAAGAAATTACTTTGTTTGTTGGTGAGATAGACGAAGTAACGCAGAACGGCAATGATGATATTGTTTCAACCATTACTGCACGTGATCTAATGGCAAAGGCTATAAATTTGGATGTTGCTGAATGGTATAACACATTAGAATTTCCAATTACTTTGCAGGAATTTTATGATAGTTTGTCTGAATACCTTGCAACGCTTGGTATGGCCTTAAATTGCGATGATTTGCCATTAGGCGATACAAATATTGAGGAAACTATTGCGCCGCAGAATTTGGCCCTTAAAGACGTGCTGATTGCCATTGCAACGTTGAATGGAATGTATTGTTATTGCGCGGTTGATAACAGCATAAATTTTAAGGGATTAGAGAAGTTAGTTGTTGAAGGCGTATTCCCCGGAAACGACGTTTATCCCAGCAATAGTTTATTCCCGAATGATTATGTAAGCAATGCAGTGGATTATATTGGCGAAAAGGCATACAGTGCATTGAATTATCAGAATTACGATGTTGTTGCAATAGACAAAGTTATTCTGCGTGAGGATTCTGATGATATTGGCGCAATATATGGAACCGGCACCAATGCTTATATTGTCGAAGGAAACTTCCTGCTGTATGGAAAGACCGCAGCCGAAATGGAAGAAGTGGCAACCGACGTATACGAACTTGTAAAAGATATTGTATATACGCCGGCCAAGGTTGTGTGTAGTGCAAGGCCTTGGATTGAGTGCGGCGATCTGATTGCATTGGAATCGTATGAGAAGGTTATTTATACATACGTGCTGGAAAATACCTTCAAAGGAATGCAGGCTATATCCAATACAATGCAGTCAAAGCAAGACGCAATCAGGGAAGAACAGAACACTGCGATTAATACTCAGATTATTCAGTTGAGAGGTAAGTCAAATAAACTCGTCAGAGATATTGAGCATATGAGCTCGACCATTTATGACGGGGCAGGCAACAGCCGCATAGAGCAGAATGCAAGCAGCATACGCGCCGAAGTCACAAGAGCCAAAGGCGTCGAGGCCGCGCTCTCGTCAACGATTGCGCAGACCGCAGAAGCGATTGAGCTAAAGGTCAGCAAGGGCGATATTTCGTCATCGCTCTCGGTTGAGTCGGGTCAGATAAAGCTTGCGAGCGGCCGTCTGATAATAAACAGCGGCAACTTTACAATTGACGCGTCTGGAAATATAAAAGCGACAAATGCAGACCTTAGCGGAAAAATAGGTGCCTCTGAGGGCATAATCGGCGGTTTTACAATCGGCCGCAGCTCACTCACCAGCGGTACAACAGGCTCGCTGGCCGTCCCTAACGGCGTCTACATTGGCACGGACGGTATTTCTTGCGGCCCGAGCGGTAAGAGCGCTTATTTTAAGGTTACCGCAACTGGAGACCTGAGTCTCAATCAGTCGCTGTCCTCAATCACAATAGGAAGTGTGACGAGCATAGATGGTGACGAGATAGTTGCAAGAAAGTTTGAGGCAAAGATGACAGCTACTTCTGCGATAAAAACCACCATTGAGGGTAACTCTATCAGACTGGCTGGCTCTACATACTCAACCACGCTTACAAATACAACTATCCAGTCAAATGACTCCATGACGGTCGGTGCCGGAAGAACAGCGTCAGCCAATTCGAATATAGTTTTTTCAGGTGGCAACGTAACAATTAGCACGTCATCAACTGGAAAAGTACAGATAGGCGGATTGGTAACATCAGGATTTGCGTCTAATGTTTTGGCATTCTTCGGAGGTACAGGCTCAAAGCAGGCCGCTGCAATCACTAAGCCGGCTGCGACCGTCGCGGGCCTGCAAACCGCAGTTAACGCGATTATTGATGCACTGAAAGGATATGGGTTAACAAAGTAATGAATAAAAAAATAAGGGACTTTGAAAATCAACTTATTAATCTTGTAGCAAATTCAGACTTGCCAGCTGAGATTATTCGCCTGGTCATTAAGGACGTATATGATGACGTGGTTAATTTGTCAAACTCAGCTATCGCAAACGAAGCGGCGCAAGCCGAGGAGG